TATATTGCCATTGGTTGCGGACCAAAGCCAGTTCTTCCAAGCCACACATTTGACTCAGGAGAAATCACTGCTATGGCAGCAAAAGAAACACTGGACTTTGAAACACTTAGAGTACCTATTATATCAAGAGGATATATAACCCAAACAGTTGGTGGGATACCAGTTTCTCAGCTAGTACTTACTGCACAACTTCCAGCAGAAAGCCGTTATGGAATTACAGAGGTAGGACTTTATCCTGCAGCATCAAACCCTGTTGCTGTAAATAATGACAGTCGAATGTTAACCAACTTTAGCAACAGTGAGGCTTGGTCGGTTGTAAACTATTCAAACTCAGCAGACCTATCTGTAGTTCCAGATGGAACCATTAACACTACGACACCTACAACCATATTTGCCAACTCGCTTGACGCAACACTAACAAACCAAACAAGAATTTTAGCATCAGAAATTCCTAGAAATGGAACCACATCATTAGTTGTTCCAGGTACGCTAACCACATTTACTGCTGGAGCACCATCTGGTGGAAAGTATTTGCTGTTAGAAAACCCTGGAATTGATTTGAGTGGAAGTTCTCCAGTTGATAAACTAAGGATTGCATTCTCAGCAATTTCTCCAGGAACCTCTGGAACTATCACAGCTGGAACAACTGCGACAATCATAGTTGAATTTGGTAATACTAAAGAGCCAGCTACTGGTGGGTATGCTAGAGCAACATTCACCAAGACTATTGGAGATATCTCTGGAACTCAATCAAGATACTTTGTTGCAGAGATTAACGTAAGTCAAATTACCTCAAATAACTTCTCATGGTCAAATGCACAATACATGAAGGTATATGTTTCAACATCTAATTCAGCAATCATTGCAATCGATGGTCTAAGAGTAGATAACGTATCATCAGAAAGCCCTGTGTATGGTCTAGTGGGATATACAGTTATTAAAAATTCACTTACAACTACAGGTGGTTCTGTTGGTGCAGTTCCAGCAGTTAAAGAAAAAGATAAGACAAGCTTGGTGGAGTTTAGGTTCCAGATCGGACTACAGCAATGACATCACCAGATGTAGGTATCCAGGTAAACTCTATACCAAAAACATCATTACCATACCTTGACTCAGACAATCAATATCTTATTAGATATAGGGTTAAAACTTCAGATGGTAACTTGTCAACAGTATGGTCTCCAGTATATAAAGTGAAGAAACAATCTATTGAAGAATTCTTTAATCCAGATACTGGTACACACAATGCTAATGAACGTGAAATTAAGTCTCATGGTAAATCTATAGATGTTAGCTGGAAAATTAAAAGTGGTGATACCGTATCAATTCCAGAACAAATAAATGGCTTGCCACTTGACGCTTATGTTCGTTGGGGTGGAAAAATTACAGCATATACGTCTTCTGGCAATACAAGAACAATTACTGTAAACTATGATCACCATTTTTACGTTGGGCAAACAGTTACAGTAGAGGGTGCAACAGAAGACCAGCAGACTAACTATATTGTTACTTATATTCATCCAACCAACCCAAGACAGTTTCAGGTAGTTACATCTACACCAACAAACATTGCAATTGGTAATAGGTTATGGAGTCGTTGGGAATTCATTGCAACAATTACAGGAAATAGCTTTTCTGTTCCTATTCCAGACCACCATCAGTCCAGGGTAGAGTCTGGTGTACCAATGGAAAGGTATGCAGAATTCATGGTACATTTATCCACCTTTGAAAAGGACAGACAGGAAACTACGCCAGAAACCCTTATATTTTACTCAGAGTCTATATCTACAAAGGCACAATATGATGCTGGAAGTATCTTGTAGTTTGTGTTATAATTAACCTATGGCAAATATTCCAATTCCTCAGCAGGGTCAACCAATTGACTACCAATATATCTACCAGATCGTAGAGCAGCTGAATGAGCTATCCACAAAGGTCACATCTAAGTTTGCTCCATCGAAGTTCAACAACAGAGAGAATGTAAATGAGACTCACAGGCTTAACGACCTTTCTTTGGTTGCTGGGTATGTTTCCATCCCAACACTTGACGTTACCCAGGGTACTGAAAAGTCATTCGAATATATTTTCGGAGTCAACTTTAAGTATCCACCAGTAGTAACTGTAACACCATATATGACAACTAACACAGACGCAGCTCGTGACACATCGGTTGTAATTAGCGACATCACTACATCTAAGATGACTGGTTATGTATCGTTCAACTCTACAAAGGCTGGTAAGGCTTCTGTTGGTGTAAACATTATTGCTGTTGGTGTTCCTGTAATCTAGGTGGTAGCATGGCTTATCGTACACGAGAAGAGTATAACAATGCTCCAGTTATTCCAGGCAGCAAGAAGGTCTGGTTCCTAAATGGAGACCTAGTCAGAGTCCATCACCTGAATCGATCAAACAATATAATGTCTGTCTATAACATTATTAAAGATCAGATTGAAAGCTGTCTTGTTAGTGATTTTAAAAAGAACAGAGAGCGAGCATATACTGTGGGAGAGACTGCAGACCTCGTTAATCGCCATAAGAAGTATATGCCACAATTGGTCAAAAGAGGCGTTATACCACCTCCTACAGGCTCCCAGAAGGGTGGACAGACTGCCTGGCAGGTGAGAAGTTATTATTCGGAGTCGCAAGTTAGAGAACTTCGTGATATACTAGCTTCATACCATATGGGAACTCCTAGAAAGGATGGTCTCATAACTAATAATATGACACCTTCTAAACAGGAGTTGACAAGGCGTATGGGAGATGGTATACTTACATATACAAGGACTGAAGACGGACGGTTTATCCCTGTTTGGTCCGAAACACTATAATCCATAAGGAGAGACATGGAAAACGAAACTAAAGTAACTGTTACGCTTGGCTATACCCTTAACCTTGGTAACTTCCAATCACTACGCATTGACCTTGGCGTATCTGATTCTCGTCGTGATGGCGAAAATATTAACGAAGCCTTTGAGCGTGTCTACAGTTTTGTAGAAGCAAAGCTTGGCGAAAAGGTTAAAGAAGCGTCTGCAGAGATCGAAGGTAAGTAATGGCTGAACGCAAAGACCGAATGGCTTTGCTCAGTCGATATGCCAAGCTGCATACCAAACATTATGAGCAAAGGGTTACGCTTAATCTAAACGTTGAGCAATGGGCTGCTGATGCTCTTATTGAATCATATGGTCTACCAGAATGCTACGACCTACTTGAGTACTATTTCGGGGTAGCCCAGACACCCACTTGGAAGTACTTCGCTAACTATGCAGACAAGATTATTGATGCTAGAGAGCAATACGAATTGGATATTAAGGAGAGGGCTGAACGCCGAGCAAAGGCTAAGGAGTGGCTAAATGAGTAATACAGAATCAAAACTAATTTCTGCTGTACTGCAGGATAAGCAGGTGCACGTACTGCTACAGGCAAACGTGGATAACATCCTGCGTACCCATAATGACATTTGGCAGTTCATTCGTAACTATTCTGAGATGAATGGTACTGTTCCACCTGTATCACTTGTTGTAGATAAGTTCCGTGACTTCACGCCTATTGATGGTGTTGGTGCTACAAAGTATCACCTAGAAGAGCTACAGTCAGAATTCCTTACGGACAGTCTAAAGGATATTCTTCGAACCACTGCTGGCGAGGTACAGTCTGGTCAGGGAGTAAAAGCTCTTGAAGAACTAATTACTCAGACATCCGCCCTCAAGAAGAACACATCTGTTATTCGTGACATTGACGTTATTGACATTGAGGATGCAGTCGCATATTACGAGAACGTAAAGAAGCAAAATGAACTTGGGTCTATTGGTATCAAGACTGGTCTTGCTGGATTTGACAACTATCTACCTGCTGGAATCACGCCAGGTCAGCTAGGCGTGTTCCTAGCATATCCAGGTATTGGTAAGTCATGGATGGCTCTGTACTTCGCTGTACAGGCTTGGAAGCAGGGTAAGTCACCACTAATCATCTCTCTTGAAATGAGCGAGACTGAAGTTCGTAACCGTGTATTTACAATCATGGGTGAGGGTCTTTGGTCACACCGTAAGCTTTCTGCTGGTCTAGTAGAGACAGACGATCTTCGCCGTTGGCACGGCAAGGAGCTTGCTGGTAAGCCAGAGTTCCACATCATCTCAAACGATGGCGGTGGAGAAGTGACTCCATCAGTTATCCGTGGCAAGATTGACCAATATAAGCCAGACCTTATTATCGTGGACTACTTGCAGCTTATGTCACCAAACCAGAAGTCGGACAATGAAACCGTTCGTATGAAGAACCTTTCTCGTGAACTAAAGCTTATGGCTATTAGTGAGGAAATGCCAATTATTGCTATCTCGTCAGCAACACCAGACGACGTTAACAAGCTTGATACTGTTCCCACACTTGGACAAACTGCTTGGTCACGTCAGATTGCTTACGATGCTGACTGGGTGCTTGCTCTGGGACGTGCCACCAACTCCGACATCATTGAGTGCGTGTTCCGTAAGAACCGTAACGGATTTATGGGCGAATTCATCGTACAGGCTGACTTCGACAAGGGATGGTATAAGTACAAAGACTTTGAAGAAAACTAGGTATAATAGTATGTATGGATCACAGTCACCACAAGTCAATAAAGAGGTTCACCCTTGACGGTATCATTAAAGATGATATCTCAATTTATAGACTTCGCCAGGAGTATACCAAGCTTCTCAACACAGAGATGCGATTAAATGGATATGCACCAAGACTTGACATAGACCCAAACTTTACGATATACTATAACCAAGAC